AACGGTATATGAAGATGTATTGATTCCTTCAAATACTCCAGAGACAATGATAACTCCATCTGCTGAATTAGAGATTGCTGACTGAGTTATTCCAACTACTGGAAAAGTATTTAGGTCATCTGAATCACATTTTGCAATTGTTGGCTTTGTTGAGTATCCAGAGATGTAAACTGGAGTTCCTTTTGCAATCGTTGAACCTGTTACATTCCTAACTTCTAAAGAAATAAACGGAGTACCAACATTAGATAAAATATCTTCTAGTCGTTCTGCAAGTGACTGAATGTCTTCATGAACATTAACAGGATCACTTAAAACGGGATAAGGAAGATCATAATTAGTAGTTGAACCAGTAGCCATAGTACTTATTATTATACCACTTCCCGCACAAAAAAATAAAAAGTTATAGAAATGTTACCAAAAGTTTGACTTTGAAGGCAAATTGATGTTATAATTAATACATGCTACTAACAAGTAGCATTTTTAGTCTCTAGGAGGTTTTTATTATGAGAAGAGATTTAAAGGCTTGGATTGGAATCCTAGCATTGGTAGGGGTTGTTGCACCATTTAGCAACTTTGCTAATGCATCAAGTACGGAAAATAATTTACTAATTAAACAGGCTGAAGAACCTGCTGCCACCCACAAGGTGGCTTTTGTTGTTTCTAAAGCAAAAATGTTAGAAAGTTATGAAAACAAAACACATCTTACAGATGTTGAACTGAAAAAACTTCTTCACCTTGTTGGGTTTAGAGGTAATGATCTAGTAGTGGCTTGGGCTATTGCCAAGAAAGAATCTAATGGTCGTCCTTTTGCATTTAATGGAAACCATAAGACAGGGGACTCATCCTACGGGGTGTTTCAGATTAATATGATTGACAACTTGGGTCCAGATAGACGAGATAAGTTTGATCTTGACTCTAACGCTGAATTATTCAATCCCGTCAAAAATGCTGAGATTGCATACTACATGTCTAGGGGTGGAGAAGATTGGTCTTCTTGGAAGGGCATAACACCAAAAACTAGAATGTGGATGAATAAATTTCCTAAATAGTTTTATACAAAAAATAACCCCCTTGGATTTTTTCCTTGGGGGTATTTTTTTATACAAATTTAGTTTGTGCTGCTAAAGCAGTAAAAGTTGCATTTGCTGTTTTAATAACAGTTATAGTATATGCATCAATTGACGAAGTGCTTCCAGATGACGGTGCAAAACCCTGCCATTTTGGTGTAACGGCATTTCCATCAATTTGAAAACCAGTCTGATAATATGCTGTAGATCCATTAGTTACCAAAAATGCGATAGTTAGTGACTGGCCAATAGACATCAATGAATTTAATGTTGTTGAACCATCTCCACGAATATTTAGAGTCCAATTTGCAGAAGAGTCGGATGTATAATATAAAATTGCTCCATTTGTAATTAAGTTATAATTTATTGTTCCAGTTGCAGCAGTTGCAGAAACAGTAATTTTTTCAAGTATTTGTTCAATTGATGTTCTTCCAGTTATTGTGGGCGCTGTTAATACTGGAGATGTGAGAGTTTTATTTGTAAGAGTTACCGAGTTTGTTAAACCAACAGCGGGTGCTGCCCATTTAACTCCAAGTGTTTCAGAAGAGTCGGCAGTTAATATAAAATCGTTACTGCCAACTGTAAGATTATCTACAGAGTCATTTGCAGTTCCAATTATTAAATCACCTTTTGCGTCAATAATAGATCTTGAAACGCTTCCTGCTGGATCTAGATTTGTTATCTGAACCTGTAAGTCATTAAGCGTGTAGGCAATCGATGGGCTTACTAAGTTTGCAACATTTACGTTAGTTGAATCATATGCTGATGAACCATAGTGATAAAGTTTAAACGCATCCTGTATGTCGGCATTGTCTGAATACCCTGGAATTTTTGTGGAGTATATCGCTCCGATTGATTCTGCTGCCATGTCATTTCACCTCATTCATTATATCACAACCGAAATAAAAATATGAACAGATACCTCTGCGTCAAATGGGCCCCAGGTTCCATCATATTCTGAAGCCTCAATATTAATAACTAGATCTGTCCCAGAAATTTCAACGGAAGACAAAGATGATGCGGTTGGATTTGAACTTTGAATAGAGTACTGAACACTAAAGTTTTCTGCAGAAAGTCCTGTTGCTGTAGATATATCTGTTATTGGTATAACAATTGATCCGCTGCCTGCATAAGCACTTGTTCCAGAGGCAAAAGTTGTTACGTGTAATTTAGAGTATATTGTTGGATTGATTTTTAAAACCTCTACCCAAGAATTTCCACCAGGTTCTGAAATATACTGATAAAGATACCCATAATCTTCTCCAGGTGCAGAATTTATATACATATCATTTAATATTGGATCTAGTCCACCAACTGAGTTAGGATTTCCAATACCAACAAAAAACTTACTTCCACGAGTTCCAGTGGGACCTATATCAACAAGAAGTTCAAGAGTCGAAGGCCCAGCAAGTACTGTTAAATCGTCATTTGATAAAACTACGTCTGCCACTATACTGCTCCAGTAATATCATCTGTAACTGTTATTGAACCAGTAAGCAATGTAAAGATTACTCCAGCACCATTGTCTATTTGAACGTCATAAACGTATGTTGTTCCAGCAACAAGACCTCTTCCTGTTGCTCCAGTAATTGTGCAAGTAATAATGTCATTTGCTGTGTCTACTGTTGCTGTTGCAGAAATCTGTGTACCTGTACTTCCACGTCTGTTTGCAATAGTAAAATCTGCATTTCCTGCATAAGCGTCTAGAGCAAAGGTTGTTCCGTTTGCATTTTTGGGACGGATTACAAATTGATAAGTGTCACCACGGTAATAACTAAAATTATATGTGCCTGGAAATGCCATTATTCCTCCTGCTTTATTATACCATTAACAAACTGATATATATATGCCTTTTAAAAATAAACTACTTTCTGAATCTGTTCTTGCCTGTGGTCTGGCTCCATACCCTTTAATTCTTTGATCATCAATGTATACCGTTTGAAAAAATGACATATCGTAAGAATACTGGTACTTAAGGTTTGCCACATATGAGATTGGAGAATTGTGATATTTTTCATTAAAAGTTCTAATCCATAATTCTGTATAATTTGATTCAGTATTTATATTAAAGTCATATCTTATATCAACCTTAGCCCCTAGTTTTAATCCTTTGAAATTAAACATGTTCATATCTGGCAGCCAAAGTGCATTGTTATTTTTCATAAGGTAACTTTCATTTGACAATTCAGGTTCTGGATAAAAATTAAGAGAAACCCATCCATCGTCTCCTCTTTGTGGTCCTAAAATAGTAACTTTATCTGATCCATTTTTATAATATGCCCAACCTGGATACTGTCCTGAAATTGAATCATAGCCCTCTCCGCCCTTGCCAGGCTCGCCTCGCTCTCCCTGTGGTCCAGGCTTACCTTGATCACCTTTTGGTCCTTGAGGGCCTGCATCACCCTTATCACCTTTATCTCCTTTAGCACCTGTTAATCCAGTTTCGCCTTGAAGTCCAGGAACAGCAATATATGTCTTATCTAATTCTTGTGGAGTTGAAGACTTTACTGCATCTAAATAATTTTTTTTCTTTAAGGGTTGTGGTGGTTCCATGTTTGTTGCCATGGATCTATTCTACTTTACTTTATAGATCTTTGTTCCAACTTTGACTGCAGATGGAAGATTTACTTTATTTGAAGTTACTTTAACAATCATAGTGTTCCACTAACATCTCCAAGAACACAGATTGTTCCAACTACTGGTGTCCAGACGGTTTCAGCATCCCCGCCTCCACCAGATACTCCATCACCAGGAATTGTTGCGGTAAGGTCAAATCTTAACTCTGCAACAACAGGCTTATACTTTGTACCACCCCAGTTTTGAGTAATATTTTTATCTGCAAGGATATATACAACACCATCCTCGTATGTCTCAACTACTAATTCATCTAATACATCTGATGACGGATCATATGCTGTTGCTGAAAAAACCCAAGCACCTGTGTCATATGGGGTAACTTCATCATCTTCAAAAAATTCTACTTTAAGGTTTGCGTTATCTCCACGGACCACAGTCCATTGTATGTTGGCTGGCGAAGCACCAAGTTTTTCAATTGAAGGAGAGCACATAATATTAGATTATACCATAATTCATAACTGGACACCCTAAGCGCAGTGGGGTGGGGGTAGAACTTAGGGTGCCAGCCTTCACATTATAACATTAATTTATACCAGTACACATAAAAGTATAACAAAACGTTACATATATGGTAACAAAAAGTTATATATTAAATTGTTACAAAAGAGTTATAATCAGCCAGGGTATTAAAGGTTAAAACAAAGAACTTTTGGTGTATACTTAAATATATATAAGAAAGAATATACTATAGTTAGGTTTTTAAAAGATAGTTTATATATAGTAGTTATTTAGAATTCTTAGAAACATATTCAACAAATAAATCGTACATATGATCTAGTTTATCACTA